TGGACATGGTCGAGCTCCGCTACAACCGCAAGCCCCGCTTCCAAGAACTGGAAGACCGTGGCGGTGGACCACGCGGCATCGTGGACGCGATCTGCGCCCTCTGCGTCAAGAGCCCTCTGGCTCTCGGCAAGTTCGCACCGACAGCCTAATCCAGCCTCCCCCGCATAGGCCCTACGGAGGGGCGCTCACCACCCTCCAGATAAACCCTGAGCGCCCCTCCCAATGCGGGACAATTTTCTAAATGTCCGACCTCGCAGTAGAACTCGAAGCCGATCTTGGTGACCTCGCCCCGCTGGTCACTGAGGAACTCCGCACCGGCTGGCACGCCAGCATGGTCAACGCCGAGATGCGCCAGCAGCGCATCAAAGCCGCCAGCGACCGCATCGCCGCAGCCCGCAGCACGGTGGACGGCATCGGCCAGCACACCATGAGCGTCGATTTCGATTCCTACATCTACTGGAACAACCTCTACCCCGGTTGCTGGAAGGACAAAGGATTCCGCGAGGAATTCAAAAAAGCCAACCCCCACACCGTCGTCACCACCACCGCCAAGCCGACCATCGTCGTCCAATGAAATCCTCCGCCATTTCAGAAATCATCGGCCTCGTCGAGGAAGCGGAGACCGACGCCGCGAACTACTGGTCGCGTAAAAATCTCAACTACAACCAGCGCTTCTGCCTCTGGCCAGGACAAGACGACACCGGCCGCAAATACTCGTCGAACCTCGGCAAAAACGCATTCCCATGGGATGGCGCTTCCGACTCCCGCATCCGCCTTTCCGACATGCTCATCAACGAGCGTGTGAGGCTGATGAAGAACTCCTTCACCCGCGCCCGTCTGGCTGTGATGCCCACCGAGACGACCGACATCATGGCCGGTCGCAAAGTCGAGACCGTCATCCAGTGGCTTCTCAACTCCCACTGCGCCGCCATGACGAAGCGCGAGGTCGAACTCGCCGCAAACATCCGAGAAACTTACGGCCTCGCCGTGATGGGTGTCTTCTGGCGCCGCACCACTCGCAACGAAAAGCTAACCTTCACGCTCGAGTCCCTCCAGCAGCAATACCTCGAGACCGGCGACCCCCAGCTTGCCCTCATCATCGAGGCCATCCTCGACCCCACGCAGGAAGAGGCCGTGGCCCGCGAGATGGATCTCCTGCTCCCCGGACAAGGCACCGCCGCCAATGTCCGCAAGCTCCGCGAGACCGGAGCGTTTGAATACGACTCGCCCTACATCTTCGAGAACCTCCCCGATTGGCAAGCCTACGAGCCGTGGGAGGACATCATCTTCCCGCCCTCCACCTACGACCTCCAGCGGGCACCCTTCATCGCCTGCCGCGAACTCCTCCGCGAAGACGAGCTCCGCGAGCGCGAAGTCACCGAAGACTACGACCCACGCTGGATCGAGGAGGCCATCAAACACAAAGGCATCTCCCGCCGCACCGGCCGGAACATGTATCGCATCACCGATACATTCCTGCTCTCCGACGACCGCGACATGATCGAGGTCTGGCGCGTCTATCAGAAGAAATGGAACGAAAAGATCGGCGCCATGGAGGTCATCTGCACCCACATCCAGCCCAGCGTCGTGGACCGTGTCGCCAAGTCCGAGGCCATGGGCTACGAGCACGGGCAGTATCCATTCATTGAGCTGCCACTCGAGCGCACCAGTCGCCCGCTCATCGAGGCCCGAGGCGTGCCCGAGCTCGTCGCCAGCCAGCAAAGCGAGATCAAGGTGCAACGCGACTATCGCAGCGACCGCGCCTCACTGACCATCCTCCCTCCCCTTAAAATCCCGGCTTCGAGAGGAAAAATGGAAATCGTGCTCGGCCCTGCCAAGATGCTCCCAGAGCGTCGCCCCGGCGAATTCCAATGGATGGCCCCTCCGGTGAACGACATGGGCACCATCGAAATCGAAGCCGCCACCCGCCGCGATGTGGACGAGTATTTCGGCATCCCCCGCGCCGACATGGCCCCGCAGCGTGCTCTCCTCGCCCAGCAGGATCTGGTCGATACCTGGCTCGCCGACATGGCCCTCATCCTCGGCCAGACCTTCCAACTCTGTCAGCAATACCTTGACGACATCCAGTTCGTGCGAGTCGCCGGCGGACTGCCTACACCCTTCCGCGCCAGCCGCCAGGATATCCAAGGCAAATACGATCTCCGCCTCGACTTCGACGCCCGCACGCTCGACTCCGAGGCCCTCAAGATCAAGCTGCAAGGGCTCACCCAGCTCATCCCCCTCGACACGCAAGGCGTCATCGACCGCGCCGGTCTCGTCAAATTCCTCTTCGGCTCCATCGACCCCAATCTCTCCGAGCTCCTCATCCGCGACGCCGAGGCCGCCAGCCAGCAAGAGATCGACGACGAGCAAGTCCAGTTCACAAAGATCGCCGCCGGCACCGAGCCGCCACTCAAGGGCGAAGGCCAAAACTTCCAGCTCCGCCTGCAAACCCTCCAAAACATCATCCAGAGCAACCCGGCCATCCAGCAACGCCTGCAACAGGACCAAATCTTCGCCGCCATGCTCAACGCCCGCATGGAATCCTTCGCCTTCCAGGTCCAACAACAACAGAACGCCCAAATCGGCCGAGTCGGCGCCCAGCCGGGCCTCCAGAAAGTCGCCGAAGAAATGCAAGGAGCCGCACAATGAAGGCCACTCCCTACCGCACCGTCCGCGATGGCGTAATCTCCCGCATGGGCATTGACCCTGCGCAGAGTTTGCTGCCTTCGCAGGCATCGGCCATTGCCGAGTATGCGACGACGGCGGCCGCGCTGGCTTGGGGATTTTATGATTGGCCCGACACCACGCAGATCGAGCAGAGAGCGGTGGTGGCAGGGAGCATTGCGCTCTACCAAACTGGCCTCACGCCGATTGGCGCTGTCTCGGCTGTGTATGCTTCGGACCCCGCCGCCACGGGCATCGCCGTCGAGCTGGAATTTGTTGTCACGGATGACGCCCTCACGATCACAGACGCGGCTTACACAACCGGCGATGTGTATGTGTTCTTTGCCCTGCCCGTTCCCCGGTTTACCGACACGGCTTTCAACTCCGGCACGACTTATGCCAAGGGCGACTTGGTTTATTACAACACGACCGGCGACTGCTACGAGGCGATCCAGGCCACGACCGGCAACCTCCCGACAGATACCACCTTCTGGCTCCGCCACCGCATCCCGACTTTCCTGGCGGACTACATTAAATTCTACGCCGTTGCCGAGACGCTGGCTGAGGACGGGCAATACGACAAGAGCCAGTTCCAATTCGTCCGCGCCGAAGGCGTCTTGATGCAGCGCATGGACGACGCCTGGTTGCGCCGAGGCGAGGTCCGCCGCTACTCCGCGCAGTTCCAATAACCGCCCCCTTGACACCCCCTACCTATAATTAACTTATGAACTCCCCCACCTCTCTCATTGCTGGCCGCGACGCCTCCGGCATCGTGCGCCCAGTCGCAGTCACCTCCGATGGCAAACTCGATGTCGGCCTGGCCTTTTCCGGCACGGTCTCAATCGGCACGGTCTCCATCGACCAGACGACCGCTGGCACGACCAACGGCGTCGTAGTAAAATCATCGACTCTTCCCACCGGCGCTGCCACAGAAACGACCTCGGCCGCGATCCTGGCCAAGATCATCGCCGCTCCTGCCACGGAAGCCGCTCAGACTACGCAGACCACGCGCCTGACCTCGATTGATACGAAGGTGACGGCTTGTAATACCGGCGCGGTGGTTGTCTCCAGCTCCGCTTTGCCTGCCGGTGCGGCCACTGCTGCCAAGCAACCTGCCCTGGGCACGGCTGGCACGCCAAGCGCGGATGTGTTGACCGTGCAAGGCACCGCCTCCGGCACGCCCCTGCCAGTGACGCCAAGCGCCGTCCTGCTGGGCAATAGCACAGCCTACGAAAGCGGGCGCGTATTTAAAAACTCGGCTGGCACGCTCTACTCGATCTCGGGCTACAACTCGGGACCGGCACAATTCATCCACCTTTTCAACTCGGCCACGATCCCGGCCGACGGCGCTGTGCCTGCGATGGTGCTGGCCGTGCCAGCCCAGACGACCTTTTCCTTCAACGCGGGGCTTGTGGGCATCCCACTCTCCGCTGGCATCGCGGTGACGAACTCCACCACAGGCCCGACCAAGACTCTCGGCTCGGCAAACCTGCACATGACCGCGCTCTACATCTAAGATATGGGATTTTCCACCTCGCCCCTCTATCCTGACTCGGGCACGGCGGACGCGTTGAAGATCAACGGCACTTTCGTGTCCGGGGTAAAGCCCGCCAATGGGCAGACATTGGTTTACTCGTCCGCCATCGACGAGTATGTGCCGCAGACGCCTGCAAGCGGCGGCGTGACCGCGCACAAATCCACCCACGCCACAGGAGGCACGGATGCGCTCACGCCTGCCGATATCGGCGCGGCCACCAAAACAGAATCAATCGTCAACGCCCTCATTTTTGGATAAAACATTATGAAATCATTTATTGCACCAACTTACACATTCACGCCTGGAGCTTCTGGCGTTGGGACGGTCAACCTTAGCGGCATCGCGGGGTTCGATATCAAATACCTCTTTGCCATCATCAACCAGACTCGCGGCATCACGATCTACGCGACTGGCTCGACGGAGCTACGCTACACGGCGGTGGCTGGCACTACGGTGACGCTTTTTGCCTCCACGACTGGACACAGCTCTGGCGATGTGCTGCAAGTCATTTACGAAGACCAAGCGGGGTCGCCGATTTCCGACACAGCTCCCCAAACACAGCCAGCCGCACCGGTCCGTCAAGTCGGGCAGAGGGTGGATAGTGCTGGCTTTTCATCTGTCGGAGCGAGTGTGCTGGACTCGTTTTTTGTCCAGAATCCGGTTGTGTCGGGCAGTGTGACATACAGCCAAGGATCTGGCTCATTGGCGATTGTCGCTGGCACAACCGCCAATTCGGAGTTTTTGGCGCGGTCTGTGAAATCCTATCGCGGCTCGATGCGTATGCGGTTTTCGATATCGGCCTCTCAGCGTATCGCAAACAACAACCTCGCAGTGATGCTGGCAGACCTGATCGGCGAGAACCTTGCATACACGATTAACTCGGCTACTTCAGTAACGGTAGATATTCCAGGGCACACTTTTGATGCAACTAATGTTGGCCAGTTTGTTCAAATGGGTGGCATTACCGGAGCGGCAGGCGTTCCCGGACGCTATGCCATCGCGTCGGTTGTTGCGGGGGTTTCGATAGAACTAACCGTGGCAGGCTTCCCCGCTTCGGGGTCTGGAACCTGCACACTATTCGGCCGAAATTATATCCGAAATCTGGTAACTGGCACAACAGCAACAACGCTGAATGTTGATGCACAGCGAAACGGATGGGCAACTGGAGATACTGCGGCAACGATCAACACGACTGCATCGCCGGGAACGATAGTGCAGTGCGAAATTACGGGACGAGAAGTTTTCTGGAACGATATGCTGAGGGCAAGTGCAGCCGCAGCCAACTCAACAAGCCGCGCGTCGCGCTACGAAAACATCCCTGATGCAACAATTCCGCTCTATGTTTTTATTTGGAACTTTAACGGAACTACTGCACCTGCATCATCCACGACATTTACTTTGGCACATTTGTCGGTTGAGTCCTTCCCAAACAACTCAATTTATTTGCAGGGTGTTCGTTCAGTTGGAACGGCTAATGCAATGCCGATAAACGTTGTTGCAGGAACATTGACCGCCGTAACAGCGGCCAACCTTGCGCTTCCTTTTCTCAATGCAGATGTTGCATCGGCGGCAATAACTACCACTGCCAATACCTCTGCACTTACGCCCACCTTTGGCTGTAGTTATGAAGTCAACATTCCGGTTACAGCTGTTACAGGGACTGGCCCAACATTGGATGTCAATGTGCAGGAAAGCGATGATTCTGGAACGAACTGGTTTACCGTTTACTCATTCCCGCGCATTACAGCGACAGGAATTTATCGTAGTCCTAAATTGCCAATGACGGGAAACCGCGTGAGGTATGTGCAAACGGTTGGCGGAACAAGCCCATCGTTTACTCGCGCAATCAACAGGTTGCAGTCGTCTGATACTGTTCAATCAATCCGTCAACTCATCGACCGCTCGGTTGTATTGACAACGCTTAATAGCGCGACACCGAGCCTCAACACGCAAAACTGCGTTGCGGTTCAGTTGGTCATTAACATCGGCGCGGCTACAACCCCGCCAACACTGCAACTGGAAGGGTCTGACGACAACGGGTCAACATGGTATTCGATTGGAACCGCACTCGCGGCAGTTGCAAGCAGCACAGTGCAGACAAACGTTGCAAATGTGAACTCGCAGCTTATACGAGCAAGGGTGTCAGTTGCAGGTTCGACCGTGACTGCTGGGTATGTTCTTATCAAAGGGTTTTAAATATATGAATAAAATATACCGATATTTCCGAAAAGTTTTCCACGGCTACGAGCTGACCCGCGAGACGCATGAAATGCAAGAATTGGAGGGCGATGAATCTCGTTTAGAAGAATACTCGCCGACGCTTTCCAGAGTGATCATTTCGGGGGAGGAAGAAGAGAATCCATGAGCGACCTGAGCAAGCATTTCGACCTGGGGCTCAAAGTCGCCACTACCGTGGCGCTCCTCGCAGTCGCGCTTCTCGGGACAAAGTTTGTGACCAAGGAGGAGTTTGTAGCCGCAAACACACGCATCGAGAAAATCGAAGCCGTGCTCATCCGGATGGAACAAAATGCCGTCACCGATGCCCGGCACGACAACATTCTCAACGACCACGAAAACCGCATTCGCACACTCGAAAGGGAGGGGGCAAAATGATATGGGATGTCCCAACCATGGTTAAGACCGGGCTCGACATCATCGACAAGGTGGTGCCCGACGCCGACGCCCGACGCCGCGCCCAAGAGGCATGGCAGCTTCGCGTCCTCGAAATTGCCGCACAGGAAGCAACCCAGCAAAGCCAGACCAACACCGCCGAGGCCGCCCACGCCTCGCTCTTCGTGAGCGGCTGGCGGCCAGCAGTCGGCTGGGTGTGTGCCGCATCCTTTGCGTGGGTCTGCGTCGGCCAGCCGCTATTTAGTTGGACCTATGTTCTCATCACCAAACAACCCGCGCCGGTTGTAGAACTCCCCACCGAAATGCTCATGACAACTCTTTTGGGAATGCTCGGCCTCGGCACTCTGCGAACCCTCGAAAAAATCAAAGGAGTCAACGCCAAATGAAAACCCTCGCCCTCGGCCTACTCCTCCTTTCCTTTGCTTTCCTCGGCCTAGCCTTCCTCCTGCGATGATTACTTAATCTTTAAACTTCTACTCCCCCCTCCCCCCTATGACCTACGACGAACGCACGGAACGCAACATCTCAACTTTGCACCCGGCTGTGCAGCCGCGAGCGAGGGAGTTCATGCGCTTGGCAAGCGACCTTGCAAGCAAGCATGGCGTGGTAGTGCGCATCATCAGCGGTCTGCGCAGCTACGCCGAGCAAGATGCGCTCTACGCCAAAGGCCGCACGGCACCGGGGCCGAAAGTGACTAATGCCCGAGCTGGCTTTTCCAATCACAACTTCGGCACGGCCTGGGACATCGGCCTTTTTAGAGGCAAAGCCTACCTCACCAACTCACCCATCTACACCGAGATCGGCCAAGCCGCCCGCAGCCTCGGGCTCACATGGGGAGGAGATTTCAAGAGCTTCAAAGACACACCGCACTACGAAGTTCCCACCGGCCTCACCCTCGCGCAAATGCGCGAACGAGTCGCCGCAGGCAAGGACATATTTGCATGAGCGCCAAACGCAAGCCTGCCACCCGCAAAGCCGTGCTGGAGCGCATTCGCAAGGAACTCGTCGAGCAATTCGATGTCGGCCTCGCAGTGGTCTCTTGGGAAGAGGGCGGCACGACCTACCACATGGATTTGAAATTCGGGAACCAATACGCCGTCGAAGCACTGGCCGACAGGACCAGCGACATTTTGTTCCCCTACGAAGACGAAGAAGAAGAGGAGGAAGAAGTATGAAGACATCATGGAGTTCCATAGCCCGCGAGCAAGCGGACAAAGCGCACAAGACCGAGGTCGATGCGCTTAAAGCAAAACTCGCTCAATACCAAGCCAGCGTCGAGTCGTTGGAGAAGCAACTCGGCATCGCGCTCTCGCTCGGCAAGACACGCATCCGCCCGCAGCCCCTCACCGTCTCGATGAACGACAAAGCCGAGGCCGTCGCCATCGCGCTGGCCAGCGATTGGCATGTGGAAGAGACGGTGGAAGCGGCATCGGTCAACGGCCTCAACGAATACCGCCTGCCCATCGCCAAGACCCGCATCGAGAAATTTTTCAGCACCATTTGCCGCCTCACCGAAATCGAGCGCGGCGGGGCCAAGATCGATGATCTCATCCTCTGGCTCGGCGGCGATTTGATGACTGGAATGATTCACGAAGAACTCGCGGAGTCGAATAGCAAGACGCCGACGCAAGTCATCCTCTGGCTCCAAGACCGCCTCGCAGACGGCCTCGCCACGCTCAAGCCGCACTTCAAGCGCATCATCATTCCGACAAACTACGGCAACCACGGCCGCACCACCGTGAAGCCTCGCCACGCCACAGGTGCCGCGCACTCTTACGAATGGCTCCTCTACAAAATTCTCGAAGGCCGCTTTCACGGCGACCAGCAGATCGAATGGCAGATTGCGGATTCCTACTTCAACTTCATGACGGTCTATGACCGCCGCTTGCGATTCCATCATGGGGACGGTTTGAAATTTCAAGGCGGCATCGGGGGCCTCACGATCCCTACCGAAAAAGCAATAGCTTCATGGAATAAGTCGCCGAACCGAGCCGACCTTGATCTATTCGGCCACTGGCATCAATACCAGCAGAACCGGCACTGGCTCTGCAACGGCAGCCTCATCGGCTACAACGCCTACGCCCTCTCGATCAAAGCCAGCTACGAGCCACCGACGCAGACCTATTTTCTGCTCGATAAGAAACGCGGCCGCACCATGACCTCCCCCATCTACCTATGACCTGGAAACACCTCGCCAAAAAGTCCAACTCCCTCCCGCCCGGCTGGAGCACCGCCGACGAAATCGCCGCCGATCTCGATTGCGAGCCAAGCGAAGTCCCAAAAATCCTTGCCGCCTCGATCCGCGACGGCCTCGTCGAGAAACAAAACTTCCCCCACTGGCAACCCGGCAGCCGACAGCTTCTCTACCAGACCGGCTACCGCCAAAAGACCGGCAAGGTTATTTCGGAAAAAAGCCCACAAGTTTCTGACAAAACCCCAGACTCCATCCCCGGCATCCCCGCCGATTTGCTGCCCAAGGTGCGAAACAAAATCCTCGAGCACCCGCACAAAACAGCCAGCGCCATCAAGGATCTGTTCAGCACAAACAACAGAATGCGCCTAAGCGTAGCCGCCATCCGAGGGCTACTTGACAGGCATCCGCACAATAGAAAGTAGATGCCAGATGACGCCACATTCACTGAAGGAGATGCCGGGTTTCTCGGCATGGCGTCGCGTCTCAACCCGCTCCAGCTCCAACCGGGCATGGTGCAATACAGCGAGAACATGCGCCTGGACCGTGGCGTGGCCCAGACGCGCAAGGGCGCGAAGCGGCTGGGTGATGGCATATCGGCAGGCACGCAGCCGCTCACTCTCCCATTTGTGCTGGATGCCAATGCCCGCGTGCGCACGATCTACAGCGGCGGCATCTTCGCCTCGGGCGTTTTCTCCTCGCCAAACTACGACGACGAGAATGAATACATCGTCCTTTGCGGGCCGACCTCGGCTTTTCTTTACCGGCAAGACGAGCCTATCGAGGAGATCAACTATCCCGCCACCGGCACAGCGTCCGACGAGATCATCGAGCCCACGGACAGCGTTTCGATGATACAGGCTTTCAACCGCTTCTACCTCTTGCGCGAGGCCGACATGACTCTGCCGGGCTGGGATTGGAAATACACCACGGCCTCGGGGATTGCCGTCTCGGGCACCACGGCCACGGTTCACATCACCGCCCATGGCCTCGCGGCCGGACAGCGCGTGCGGATAGAGGAGGGGAGCCAAGCGGCATTCCAAGGGCATGAGTATGACATCCTCACCGCTACAGCCAATGCCTTCACCATTGAGGTGCCCGCTGGCACTGCGCCGGATGTCTCCGCCGACATCGCAGTCCGCCGAGTAAAGCCCCCGCTGTGGTGGGATGGCTCGACGATGGAGTTTCAACGCGCCGCCTCGGGCGTGCCTGCCGAGGGCGTGACCTTCAAGACCCTCCGCTCCACCGGCTGGGCCAGCTACATCGGAAACAGACTCTGGATCCCCGATGGCCGCGACACCGTGGCCATCTCGGATGTTCTTGAGCCCGACCTCTACGATCCCTTTTTCCAATCTTTCCGCGCCAACCAGGGCAGCAACGACTATTTGGTGGCAATTCATGCATGGGTCGAGGGGCAGGCGCTGGTCTTCATGCGCAATAGCATCTGGCTTGCCAACCTCACCGACACCAGCAACGCCACCGGCACAGATTTCACGGTGGACTCCGCCGTGTCCAAGCTCACGCTCCTCACCGACGAGATCGGCTGCGTAGCCCGCCGCTCGATCCAGACAGCAGGGCAGTTTGTGTTTTTTCTGAGCGACGCCGGAGTTTACCGCCTCGACACCCAGCTCGACCTCAAGCTTCGCGCCAACACCCAGCCTCTTTCGGACCCAATCGCCGACCAGCTCGACGAGATCAATACCGACTACGCCCACCTCGCCGTAGGCCGGTGGTGGAACAATCGCTACTACCTCGCCGTGCCCATCGGCGAGAACGCCACGGCCAACAACACGCTATTCTTGTGGAACGCCCTCAACTCGCAATGGGAAAGCCGCGACACCTACGCCATCAACCTCGACGAGCTACTGGTCGCCGCCTACTCCAGCCAACGCCGCCTCTTCGCCGCCAGCCGCGCCGGAACGCTCTTCCTGCTCGATGAGCTGGACTACGGCGACGAGGTGCCCTACGCAAACGCCAGCGGACTCTTTACCGCCGTCACCTCCGAACTCATCACCCGCCGCTACGGGTGGGGAAGCCTTAACACAAAACGCCTAACTCGCGCCAAAGCCAGCGTGCTTTTGCCAGACGCCTCCGCCTGCACGCTCGATGCCGTGACGACTGACTACGACGCGGACTTCCAAGTCGCCTCCCTGGAGAACACCACCGGCGAGGAGGAAGACTACACGCTGAAAGCCCCCCTGCGCTGCAAAGCCACCGGCCTCGACCTCCGCTTCCGCACGCAAAGCGGCCGCCCCATTCTCCGCCAGATCAGCGCCGAAGCCACCCGCTCCGCCCTCGACCCCACCGAAACCCGAACTTTGAATTAACCACAGAGCACACAGAGAACACAGAGGCTTAAAACTTAATTCTTAAAACTTAAAACTCTCCCACCCATGGCAACTCTCACAAAAGGCAAAACCTTCACCAACGGCGAACTCGTTACGCCTCAGAAACTTCACGAACTCGTCGATCTTGGCTCGGTCGCCAACATCGTCAACGCCGACATCTCCGCCGCCGCTGCTATTGCCGACACGAAACTTGCGCAGATCACCACGGCAGGGAAGGTAGCCAACTCGGCAACCACTGCTACAAACGCCAGCACGCCCAATGCCATTGTGGCGCGGGATGGAAGCGGCAATTTTTCCGCCGGAACAATCACAGCCAACTTGACCGGAAATGTGACTGGGAATGCCAGCACGGCGACGACAGCTACAAATGCGCTTGCTGTAATTCAACCATTCACGCAACCCACAACTTTTGTTGTAAACTCATCGTCTGATGCAGTTCGTATTACACAAACTGGAACTGGAAAATGTTTAAGCGTTGAAGATTCAACAAATCCAGACGCATCCCCATTTGTTGTTGATACAAATGGATCAGTTGGAATTGGAACAGCTACACCAACTGCAAAACTCCATGTCGAATCAACTGGATTTTCTGGCGCAAGAGCATTGTTTAAAAGTTCTGATGCTGGGAATTATATCACAGTTCAAGGCGTTGATGCCGTTGGAACCAACGATAGTGCATTTATCAACTTTGAAGATGGCGATATTGCACATGGTGCATTCATTGGTTTAACAGGTCAAGCTACAGGGCAATCTGGAAATTTGAGGTTTTACACAGGAGGTAATGCTGGTGGAACCCGAATGGTAATTACGCGATTCGGGAATGTTGGAATTGGAATAGCGGAACCAACTGCAAAACTCCATGTCGAATCAACTGGATTTTCTGGCGCAAGAGCATTATTCAGAAGCGTTGATTCTGGAAATTATATTACAATTCAAGGTGCTGATGCCGCTGGAATCAACGATAGTGCATATGTATCTTTTTCAGATGGTAATGATGCGAATGTTGCGTTTATTGGAATTACAGGTCAAAATCAAGGCCAATCTGGTGATTTTCGTATTTTCACAGGAGGTAATACGGGTGGCGAAAGAATGCGTATCACAAAACAAGGAAAAATTCGCGTAACACTTCCAACTTACGCCAACAATGCCGCCGCAATTACAGGTGGTCTTGTTACAAATGATATGTATAAAACAGCAACTGGTGAACTTCGTATTGTTGTTTAATATAAGTTCAATTGGAAACTAAATAAACGATAGTGATTGTTAGCCATGCGGTGTAGAAATATGCCGCATGGCAAAACACTATAAAATATGCCATATCAAAAAGAAAAAGCTAAACTCAAGTCGGATTTCATTGACCTCGGTGAAGAACTGAAGTCTGGTGGAATGACGATCCCAATGGGTTCTGAAGAATCAGAAGAATCGCCAAAATACCACTGCGGCAGCCCCCAACGGGAACTACTTCGACGGCAAAATCGCCGAGTTGGCCATCTACATCACCCCGCGATCCATGACCGACCGCGACCTCACTAACCTTACCAACTACTTTTCCGCAAAATGGGCAATTTAACCCCCGCTCCCACCATGCTCCGCCCCGAGCCATACCACGCGACGAAGCTCGCCGTGCGCCGGTCTCCGTTGCACCGGTGGGGCGTCTTCGCAAAGGCTCCCATCGCCAAGCACGAAGTGCTGGAGGAGGCCCCCTACGCCTGCGTGCCCAAGAAGCAACTCGCCAAAGCCCCCGCCTGCGAGACCTACAGCTACTACCTTGACGACGCCACCAGCATCATCGGATTCGGCCTCGCTCCCCTCTACAACCACCACGACACCCCCAATGCCTGCCATGAGATCGACCAGGTAAACGAACTCATGCGGCACTACGCCCTGCGCGACATCGCCGCAGGCGAAGAGATCACCCTCAACTACGGCGCAGAAAACGCCAAGCACTTCTTAGAAAAGGAATAATCCTATGGCAATGAACATGAGCAACAGCGGCGGAGGAGGGGGAATGTCCGGCGGCGGCGGTGGCGGCGGTGGCGCGATGAGCGCAGCCATGTCCGACAACAACATGGGCGGCAACGCCATGTCCGGCAACAACGCCATGTCCAGCGGCGGAATGTCCAGCGGCGGCATGGGTATGGGCATGAGCGCCCCGCCAGCCCCACAGCAGCGCAGCCTCTCCGAAGAAATGGCCGCGATCTCAGGCTACGCCCAAGCAAACGCCCAAGCGCAAGCCAACACCACCGTCGATACCGCAGACCGCCTCAGCGACCAAGCCATTGAAAACACCGGCGACATTGCGCGAAGACTCCAAGACAGCACCTACACCGCCGCCGCCAACCAAAACATCCGCGACGCCGGAACATCTGCCGCCCAGCTCGGCCAAAGCTACAACCAAGTCGGCCAGACTGCCGACCGTGTAGCCGCCTACAACGACCCCGCCCAAGCCCGGCTGAACCAGATGGCCCTCGGCCAGCTCTACCGGCCCGACCAAATTTCCTCCCAGAATGTCTCCGCCGACCAGGTGACCGGCTCTCGCGTAGCCAATGTCGGCAACATGCAAGCCGCTCAAGCCAACGCTGCCAGTATGGGACAAGTCGCCGATGTCCAAGGCCCGGCAGGCTACGCAGCCGATCAAGTCCGCGCCCAACGCATCCGCGCCGCTCAAGCGGGTGCCGTGGCCGATGTCCAAGGCCCAGCAGGCTATGCAGCCGATCAAGTCCAAGCCCAACGCATCCGCGCCGCTCAAGCGGGAGCTGTAGCCGATGTCCAAGGCCCAGCAGGCTACGCAGCCGATCAAGTCCAAGCCCAACGCATCCTGTCCTCGCAGATGGGCCCAGTTGCCGATGTGCAAGCCGCCCAAGCTGGGCAAGTCAATGATGTCCGCGCCCAGCGTGTCCGCGCCGCCCAAGGCTACGCCTCGCAAATGGACGCCGTTGATAATGTCCAAGCCGCCCAAATGCGGAATGTTGCCGATGTTCGCGCCCAGCAAATCGCTGCCCAGCAAGCGGGAGGAATCGAGCGAGTTAATAGTCAAAATATTAACGCCGCCAACACCGGAGGCATTGAGCGAGTTGGCGGAACGCAAGTTGCCGCCGTGGACCCCATGCAAGCCGCTCGCATCCGCCGCACGCAGGATGTTGAATCCCGCGACATCCGCGCCAGCGCCGCCGAGCGTGGCCTTATGGACGAAGCCCGAGGCAATGGACTCTATGGGCAACTCCGCGACCAAGCCAGTAACGACCTCGCCCTCGGCCGGTCTCTTTCCGCCGAGCAAAGCCGCGACGCAATCCAATCCTCCCGCGCCGCATCCTCTGCCCGTGGACTCGGCCTCGGCCAATCCGCTATGGCCGCCGAGCTTCTCAACCGCGACCGCTTCGCTACTGCCAGGGAAAACGAACGCCGCACCTTTGCAGGTAATATCCTTGGACAAGGCACCGCCGTCCAGCAAGCCGCCAACCAAGCCTACATGGGCCGCCAAGAGAGCAATGTCGGCCGCTCACTCCAAGCAGGGCTCGCCAACCAATCCGTCGCCGCCAACCGATCCCTCCAGCAAGCCCAGCTCAACCAGCAGGCCAGCCTCACCACAAACCAAAACGAGCAGCAGCGCGTGCTCGCTGATGCCGGTTACGCCCAGCAAGCCGGACTCTCAAACCAAAACCTCGGATTCCAAAGCGCCAGTCAGGACGCCCAGCTCCAGCAACAAGCCGCCCTTGCCAACCAAGACGCTGCGATTCGCTCAGCCCAACTCAACCAATCTGCGGGACTTCAAAACAACCAATTCAACGCAGGGCAACGCCAATCAGCGCTTCTCGCCAACCAAGACGCCGCGCTCAGGGCTTCCCAATTAAATCAACAATCCGCGTTGCAGACAGGCCAATTTAACGCTTCAAACCAGCAGCAAGCGAACCTTGCCAACCAACAGGCCGCACTCCAACAAGGCCAATACAACGCCAGCAACCAGCAGGCCATGGCATTGGCCAACCTGCAAAACCGCCAGCAGGCAAGCCTCTCAAACCAAGACGCCTTCCTGCGTGCAGGACTCGCCAATCAATCCTCGGGCCTCCAACTCGGTCTCACCAACGCCCAGCTCCAGCAGCAAGCAGCCCTGCAAAATCAGCAGACCGCTTACAATACCGGCCAAGCCAACGCCCAGCTACGGCAAGCCGCCTCTATCCAATCGGCCCAAAACCAACTCGCCGCACAGCAAGCCAACCAATCCGCGAACGCCCGAGCCGCTGAATTCCAGCAACAAAGCGGACTTCAAGCCGCTCTGGCAAACCAATCTGCGGGTCTCACATTAGGCCAAACAAACGCCCAGCTACGGCAA